ATGGCTAGGAAAAAGGTTCTGACTTCTAAAGAGTTCTCTGAACTTTCTACAGGAGTAAGACTTTCTACCCATGAAAAAATATGTGCAGAGAGAATGAAATTATTGCACGATAGTATTAAAGAATTAAAAACAGAAGTTAAATCACTAAGAACTGACGTTTCTCGTGGGAAAGGTATGGTTCAAGTTTTAGTATTTTTAGGAACAATAATAGCAACAGTAATAGGCGTATTTCAGTTTAAGTGAAATATCTACTAGTGTTGTATATGTGCAGTCTCAGTACTGGACAATGCCCATCTAGTTCAATAGCAGGTTATCAATTCAATAGTCATTATGACTGTGTGAATAGTGGTTACGCTATTGCACAAAAAGCATTTAGAAATTTAGAAGAATTAGAAGAATTTGAAAAAGACTACATAGAGAAAGAAAAAATTGTAGTTAAATTCGAATGTAAACAAGTAGGACAACAAATATGATTATAGATAAAATATTTTTAGCACTCTTTGGTTGGATAGATAAGTTGAATGATAAACTTAATGATGTCCTAACCTTTAATTGGGGTAATTGCGAAAAGCAAGACTGCCCAAAGAAAAAAAAGAAAGCTAACAAAAACAACAAATACTTTAAAAGCTAATGACATTCCCAGATTTATTAGATGCTGTTTGGTTTCATAGAGGTAAGACTTACAAAAGAATTACTCTTGGAATAATAGCATTGATACTTTTTATTATATAATGAAAAATATACAGGTCAGTTCTGACAGTAATTTAAGTTTACCTATTAGAAACTTAGTAGCATTAATTTTTGTAATTTGTTCAGGATTGTATGGATTTTTTCAAATTCAAGAAAGATTAAATATATTAGAAACATCTAAACAACTAATGGAAGCTGATTTGCTTAAAAAAGCAGACCAGACACCAAAGAATTTAGAAATGTTTATGTTGATTGAACACTTATCAGCACAAATAGATAAACACCAAGAAGAACTAGACCAAAATGTTCATACAAAAGTTTTATTAATTGAAGCTGAAAAGAAAATATTAAAATTAGAAAAAGACGTAGAAGATTTAAAAAATAAATTTAGAAAAGCAAATGGAGGAAGCCATCAATGAAAATAGTAATGTGTTGGGCTTTATGTATGTGGCTAAATGGAAGTTTAGTAGAACACACATATCAAAAGTCTATGGGAGATTGTCTTAAAGCTAAGAGAATAGCAGAAAGAACAATCAATCCTGAACACGTTAAATTTGCTTGTGGTAAAGTTAAAGCAGAAATTGAGACTGTAGAAGAAATAGGACAAACACAAGGAAGAATAAGAATAACAAAGGTCATAGACCATTCATATAAAAACGCATACAAATAATGAGTGAAAAATTAAAAGAATTACACGAAGTTCTAGCAACTGAATTACTTAAAAGAGTAAAAGACCCAGAAGCTAAGAGTGCAGATTTAAACGTAGCTAGACAGTTTCTAAAAGATAACAATATAGATGCTGTTCCAGTTGAAGACAGTCCATTAAAGAAATTAATAGAGGAACTTCCATTTGAAGCAAAAGCAGGTGGAGGAGAATTTAGTCAAAGAGACGAACAATATGGGCAAAGTAAAGCAGTTAAAGTCGTCAAAAATTAACGATTTTAGAAATTTTTTATACCTAACTTGGAAGCATTTAAGATTACCTGAACCAACACCAGTTCAATACGATATAGCTGATTATTTAGCTAATGGTTCTACAAGGTGTATTATTAGTGCTTTTAGAGGTGTCGGAAAGAGTTGGATTACAGCGTCATACATTTTATGGCGGTTGCTATTAGATAATGACTTAAATATTCTAGTCGTATCAGCATCAAAGAATAGAGCAGATGATTTTAGTACTTTCTGTTTAAGACTTATGTCTGAAATACCTTTACTAAAACATTTATATCCAAGAAGTGACCAAAGACAATCTAAGATAAGTTTTGATGTAGCAACAGCACTAGCATCACAACAACCTAGTGTTAAATCATTAGGTATAACGAGTCAGCTAACAGGCTCTAGAGCAAATATTATAATTGCAGATGACGTTGAGACTTCAGGTAATACACAAACTCAATTTATGAGAGACAAGTTATCTGAGGGTATAAAAGAATTTGAAGCTATAATAAAACCCCAAGAAGACAGTAGAATTGTATTTTTAGGAACTCCGCAAAATGAACAAAACATTTATAATAAACTTCAAGAGAGAGGTTATAAGTGTAGATTTTGGACTGCAAGATACCCAACAGAGAAACAAATAGTTTCTTATGGTTCTAATCTTGCACCAGTTATTTCTAATACATGGAAACATGAATTAATTGGTAAACCTACAGACCCAAGTAGATTTGATGAAAAAGATTTACTAGATAGAGAAGCTAGTTATGGTCGAATAGGTTTTAATATGCAATTTATGTTAGACAGTTCTTTGTCTGACTTAAATAGATACCCATTAAAATTATCTGATTTAAGTGTAATGACTTTAAATCCTGATAACGCACCTGAGAAAGTTATATGGGCTAGTTCACCAGAACTACAGCACAATGATTTACCATGTGTCGGATTACAAGGTGATGGATATTTTAGACCAATGCAAGTACAAGGAAATTACTTACCTTATAGTGGTTGTGTAATGTCTATCGACCCTAGTGGAAAAGGAAAAGATGAGACTGCTTATAGTGTCACTAAATTCCTTAATGGTAATATTTACTTAGTAGATATTGGTGGTTTCAATTCAGGTTATTCAGAACACACTTTATTTAATTTAGTTAAAATTGCTAAGAAACATAAAGTTAAAAAGATTTTAATAGAAGATAACTTCGGTCAAGGTATGTTTACTGAATTACTTAAACCTTATTTAATTAAAGAGTATCCATGCACAACAGAAGCCATTAGACAGCAGTCTAACAAGCATAGACGTATATTAGACACCTTAGAGCCTATTATGAGTCAACATAGGCTTATAGTGAGTCCTAGTGTCATTAAAGAGGACTATGAGGGTACTAATGCAATGTATCCTGCTGAGACAGCTTTAAGATACCAATTGTTTTATCAAATTAGTCGTATGCAAAAAGGCGCTAATATTCTTACCCATGATGACAGAATAGATGCTTTGCAGATGTCTTGTCACTATTGGATACAGCAATTAGCCAAAGACCAAGACTTAGCTTTCAGAGACAGAAAAGAGGAACAATTCAGAGTCGAAGTAGAAAAGTATTTTGGAGAACCAGACCCATTAACTTGGATTAAAATATGAAATGTAAAGTTTGTAAGAAAAGAGCAGATATTGTTTATGAGAATAAGAAATACTGCCAATCATGCTTTTTTACTGTAGATTTGACTAAAGTACCCCTATTAGACAGACGTACTTCTATTAGTACCCCTATTAGAACCAACAAAGTCTAGAAAGGAACAAATGTACTATATCGTAAAGTTAAGTAGCGGTGGAAAGGCTTATTTTAACTCAAAACAAGATTATCTTACTTTTTTAAAGCTAATAAACGCTAAGAAGTAAGAGAATATAACCTATGGTTTCCCAATAAATTACTAAATGGTGGATAATAGGTTGCCCTCTTGGAGAAGAAAATCAATAAAGTGCCACTACTGTAGTACTGACTACTACTATAGTTAAACTATAAGATATAAGAGCTTTAGTAAGACATCATCATCAATCACTTATGTAATAAGTTATAGATGGAACTTACTCTGTCCTCTTGTTTCTGACTGTAGGATTAATGATTATGATTAATAATAAAGTAATATACCTTAAATCTTTAGTGAAGAACTTTAAGCCTAAAACTGAGAGTTTACCTGAAGACATAATTAAGGAATTAAAAGATTTAGGCATAGACCTAATAAAGCCTAAAAGAAAAACTGTTAGTAAAGCTGATGTTAATGCAGGTAGAGACTTCATACTAAACCATACAGAAGAATTTATGCAATATATGGTGGACTATAGTTTAGACGCAAAGATTGGCGATATTATCAAAGAAAAAAATTTGGAATAAAAATCTGACAACCTCACGCATATAGGGGAAACTTTTTTTTCCCCATAGGGTCATTTTAAAATTAGAGGGGGTAGGGTATGTCTAAAAATAAATAACGCAACATTTGTTGCACAGAAAATGATAGTTTTTATTGTCTGGCAACAATACTTGTTAGTCTTAGCAACTATAATGATACTTTTCTGAGAAATTTTACAATTTTTTCCACAATAAAAAATTCGGAAGCCTTTCTCTCATTATCTGTTTTGAATTTTTATTCTGACTATGGTAATAGAACTTATGGATACAAAGGAATTAATCAGATACTTAAATATAAAAGGCTATAGCGTTGTAGCATTAGTATTGATTGCTATAATAGTTATATGGCTAAACTAAAAAAGAAAAAGAAACCAGAACCAGATATACAGAAACTTGTAGATAGCATTAATCAGATTAGTGCTGATGCTGAGGGTATAACATTAAAAGAATATTATCAGAAACAAGCAGTAAGAAAAAGAGCTTCATCAATTTATGCAAAGACACATTGGGTTCAACCACTTACAGATGCCCAGAAGTTTTTTATAGCTACAACCACAGAAGTGCCACATCATTACATGGACTTGCCATTATCAAAAGGTAATGAGACTGCAGTGGCAGTATTTAAACAGACATCAAAGAATTACAAAACTTGGTTACTTAAAA